GGCTGAGAAATTGGACCAAGAGGCAAGTGCACTTTGGTTATCTCAACGGGTGGATCAGTCTAAGGCTGAAATTGACCGCAACTTCGCTGGCATAAGTCGTGCGTATTTTGGGCGCGAGCTTACTCCAAGTGCCGTTTACGACGAGATTGTAAGGCATGAAGCAGAGACGGCGCAAATGGCTTTAACGCCTGTTTCTCAGCCAAAGCAGGCTACGCAGGCCGCTCCGGTTGAAGCTGCGCAAACCGACAAGAAAGAGGTGAAGTCGTGGCAGTTCTTGCGTACGGCTGGGGCATCGTTTGAGAAAACGGGGCAAGACACGGCGGCGGGTTTGTTCTCCATGATTGAGGGTGCGTTAAACACTCTAGGCGGAACCCCTGAGAAAAAGGGCATAAGCGGGAGTGACATCGATACCATGCGGCAGTTGTATCGGCTGGAAAACAATCGCCTTGGCAACACGGATGAAGCGCAGCGATTACGCGGCATTGTCGAGTCTAGGGCGCGGGAGTTGGATCAAGAATTTTTAGCGCGTAAAGCCGAGTGGGAGAATAGCACGATTCGCGGCGCGTTGTCGTCAACGGCGCGGGAACATGCGGATTTTTTCTTTGAGCTAGGAAAAGAGAGCTATGATCGTTACGGCTCTGATGCGGCTTACCGAGATACTTATGTGGGCATGGCGGCGCAAATGTCGGGGCAGATGGTGGCGAGTTCTGCGATTATGGCTTCGGCTTCGATTGCCAATGTGGGGCGAGCTGGCTACTTGGGGGCCAAAGCTGCGGTTGCTGGTGCGGCTATTGCGGGAACGGCGCAAGGGGTGGCTAATGCTACGCAGAATCGTAGGGAGTTCATGGGTGAGGATTACAGGAACGAGGGTTGGCAGTTTATTGGGGATGTTGCCATTGGTGCCGTTCAACAAAAAATTGAGTCGGTTAAGTTTTTGGACAACGCCTTAGAGTTGGCCGTTAAAACATCGTCACGCGGCGGCTCGGTTACGATGGGACAAGTGTTGCGTCAGTTTCCAAAGCAGGCGGCAAAATCGGGCGCGGTTGAAGGCGCGGAAGAAGTGCTGCAAGGCGCATGGGAAGATTTTATCGTGGACATGGCCTATGACGACGAGCGCGTTGTCGATTACGGGGCAAACATGGATTACATCAAGCGGCGTGCTGGCGAGGCGTTTGCAGGCTTTGCGGGCGGCGTAATGATGAAAGGCATGGTGGCACCGCTGGAAATGGCGCAACAAAACATTGATGCCAAAAAAGCGAAAAAGATGCTAACGGCTAAGGATGGTGGTACGTTTGGGCCGAATGACGTAAAGCTATTAGCGCAGGCGCGTAGCGATGAGGAAATCTTGGCGATGCCAGAAGGTGAGCTGTTGCTAAAGGCCACAAAGGGAGACGAGGCGGCGCGCACGGAATACAACTCAAAGATTATCACGCAAAACTTTAAGCCTACTGATGGACTGGTACTGCCAAACGGTGACAAGCTAGGCGAATATAAAGGCAGGCCCATGCTGTTAAAAGAAGACGGTCAGTTGGTTGACTTTGACATGAGTGATAGCGAGGAAGCGGCTAACTGGAATAGCATTCAGCAACAGGCCGTAAATTACGCCGAGATGGTTAAGCTCAATGAAGACCTCAAAGGCGAGGACGCGCTACAGGCGACAAGTGACATGGTGGAGTACGTTAAACAGCTACAAGCTGAACGGGGCGGTATAACCACGATTGAGACAAAAGCCAAGATTGGCGGACTAGAAGCGCAGTTTGGGCGGGAAGAGGCAGAGAAAAAAGTGGCTGCATACGTTAAGGCTGGGGCGTTGCCAGCGGGTACGACACTCGATACCTTAGCGCCAACACGCGGGGCAAGTGATACAAAGTGGGATGACAAGACGCGCCAGTTTGTAACGGCTATTCGTATTGCCGAGGGCGGTGACGTTTTGGTGGTCATGGAAGAATCGGCACACGACTACTTTAAACGTCAGATTGAACTAGGCCAATTTAACAACGCCACGGTGGACGGTTGGCGTAAGCAGGTAGAAGCGGGCTGGTCGGGTAAGATGGAGTACACCGAGATGCACGAATGGCTCGCCAAGTACGCAGTCGGCTACGCGATGGGCAAAGTACAAGAGACGGAGGCGAGTAACCTTCCTTTGAGTTTTAAGCGGTTCCTTGACCGTTTTGCTAAGCTGTTCCGTGAGTCGTTAGATTTTGCGGCTAAGGTCATGCAAATGGAGCGGGAAGGGGCATTGCCTGCCCAGTTTTTACGCGCATTGCAGGAAGCTACGGGAACAGCTGACGATCGGGGCGTGAATGAGGTTCCGCTAATGTCGGAGCTGGATCAAGAAATGGCAACTCAGGCGATGAAAGTCGACACGTTCCCCAAGATTGAGGGCAATGAAGAAGCAGGCTGGACGGTGAGCGATCCTGACGGCTTGCTTATCGCCACGACTACAACGCTAGAAGATGCGCAAGACAAGGCAATGGCGTGGTACATGAAGCAAGAGCTGGCTAGCGAGAAGAAGCAGGCTAAGAACCAAGGCGTGAAGGCGTCTGAGGAGTTGCAGCGCGTTATCATCATGAAGGGTGGTCTGCTGGCTCCTTCGGGTGGCGACATGAGCGGTGAGCTTAGAGCGGTAGCTGAGAACTTAGATGCGGGTAAGCGCCTGCGGTTATTCCGCAAGAATGCGCTGAGCTTAGATGAAATGCGTGAGGCACTGGTAGGCGAAGGCTTCCAATTCCAGACGGTCAATGACTTGCTGGTGGCACTCGATGAAAGTACGCGAGGCAATCCAGTGTATGCGCGGGGTGGCGAGGAGACGTTTAGCCTGAGCGATTCACGGGCAAAGCCTGCGGACGCAAGCAACGTCACGGTGTTGCCGGATGGTGCGCAACTGGTCGGGCCTACTACGTTTGCATTGACCGCCTATCACGGTACACCCCACAAGGTGGACAAGTTCAGCATGGACAAGATCGGCACTGGCGAGGGTGCGCAGGCTTACGGCTGGGGGCTTTACTTTGCGGAGAACAAAGCGGTGGCTGGTGCGTATGCGGATAGCGTCAAAGACGTAGCCAGAATAAACAAGGTAAACGCTGAGCTGAAGTCGCTGGCTGAAGTCATGTCTCGTGACGCGATTCCAGGTGAGTACCGTAAGTTTCGCACTGATGAAGGGCGTAAGGCTGCTGAGCTTTATGATGCACAAATGGCGGAACGTCAGCGGGTGGCTTCTTCTACGGGCAACCTTTACACCGTAGAGCTACTACCCGACGCTGACTCGTTTTTGGACTGGGACAAGCCACTGAGCGAGCAAAGCGATAAGGTGAAGGCGGCGTTGGGTAAAGCGGGGAGGTTCACGCAACAGGAACGCACTACTTTACCGATTAGGAACGTTCTTGAAATTCTAGGTACAGCTAAAGAAGCATCTGAGAAACTTCTAGCTGCTGGCATTTCTGGAATCCGCTACTTAGACGGTGCAAGCCGTGGCAAGGGTGGCACGTCCAACTACGTCATCTTTGACGAGTCGCTAGTGAAGATCATCGAGGAGAACGGTAAAAAAGTAGAGCAAGCAGGGGCGACTACTCGTTCTTTGGCCGTAGATCCATCTAATCGCCCTAAGACGAGTGAGGAGATTGCATTAGCCGAAGAGATTGACCGCATCTTTGCCATGCAAAAACTGAAATCGTGGCAGAGATTTGGACTTGCAGCAGTAGCCGATATGCAGCGAGAAACCATGGTGGCGCGAGTAAACGCGGCAAACAATGTCGCACGCCTAGAGAATAACGGTGAGTTTGGCGATGCTATGGGCCGATTTTTCCTGACGGTGCGCAGCGAGCTTGACCGCTTTGCGCCTGGTCTTGGCACGCTTCTTGAAATTAGTTCATACGAAAAAGCTAAAAAGACGGCGCGGGATAAGAAAGTCATTGTGGCTTTGGCCGAGAAGATCACTGCGCTACCGAACGCCAATTTGATTCTTGAGCAATTCCGCGTGTTAGCACGGCGCGACGACCGTACCAACTTGGAAACCTTGGCGCGGGCCAACGGCTTTGCTAAAGAGCTGGCGGCGGCAGAGGCAATGCTAACCGATATCCGCCGCGACATCATCGAAGCGGGCGAGGAGTATTCCCGCTTCTGGTCACAGCCGGCTAACTTTGAGGCAAGCGACGCGTTCAAAGCCGACATGGATGCGGCTAAGCGCGTGCGCAAGGGGCGCGTAGGAGAGGCTGTCGAGCGCGTGCTGGCAAACTATGGCTTTACCAAGAACATCGAGTTCTACTGGCCGTCCAAGGTTTTCGACGTAAAAGGACTCCAAGAGTTTATGCGTGGGGCCGTAGTCGGCAGCAAAATGGAGCAAGCCTACCGCGCTCTTGAGGCGGAAGCCATTCGCAAGGGTAAGGCCATAGACGAGGAAGACCTAGACGGAATGGTGTCAAAGCTAGTCGCCAACCGTGGCAAGGCGGGGCCGTCTGCACTTAAGGGGCGAACCATTGCAAACGAGGACATTAACTTTGCCATGATGCAGTTTTACGTCGACCCTATCGAAACGGCGTTAAACCACGTTGAGTCGATGCGGACCAAGATTCAGCAACGGCAGTTCTTCGGTAAGTCGATCAAGTTGGATATTGAGAAAGATCGTGGTACGGGAGCAAGTCCAATTGATTTGGTTCAATCTACTAGCACACTTGTCGGCGCACTTGCGGGGCAAGGTAAGCTAGACGAGCAAACGAGGAACAACCTTAAGAAGCTAATCGACGCTCGCTTTAACCCGACTCCCTCCATGCGTGCGGTCAACGTAATGAAGGCGCTTGGTTACGTGTTCGGACTTGGGCAGGCTTACAGTGGCTTGACGGCAAGCGTTGACGGCCTAGGCATTGGCTTACGCGAGAACTCAGTCAATCCGGTTGGTGTGTTCACGGGCCTAATTCAAGCGGTTACGGGGAAAAACAAGATCACGCTTGAAGAAGCAGGCATTGATATACGCGACATCGGCGCGGAGTTTCAGTCTGGCGAGAAGTGGGAAGACTCAATGGTGCGCTGGGTATTCAAATGGAACGGCCTTACCTACCTGTCCAAAACCTTTGTGCAAGCTGGGCTCAATGCTGCGCTTAACAATGCCATTAAGACAGCTAAGAAAGGCAATATGAGCGGGCTTCAACAGAAGCGATTACAGCGCCTTTTCGGGCAGGATGCGGCACAAGTGGAGGCAATGCTTGCGGCAGGGCAGAAAACGCCGGAAACCATGCTTTTTGCGTGGGCTACGGTGGCAACCTATCAGCCTATCTCGCAAGATCAGCAATCGCAGGCCATGCTTACGTCCCAATATGGCAAACTCTTCTTCCAGTTTCGCTCATTCTTGACGGTGCAGTTTAGCGGAATGCGTGATGATTGCTACAACGAGATTAAGAGCGGCGACAAAACGCGCATGATGAACGGGACTAAGCAACTGCTCGCGCTTACGGCTACGCTGCTAATGCTTGGCCTGCCAATGGAAGCGTTAAAGGCATGGCTAACAGGTCGCACGTTTATCTTGGACGAGCAAATCACCAATCGCCTGCTTGGGTTAATCGGTCTTAACGCCTACGTTACCCGTGAAGCTAGGCGTGATCCTATTCGTGGGGCCACAAGTTTAATGATTCCGGCTGTCGGTTCTACGGTTACGGATCTATGGCGTGATGCTGACGATCTAATTGCCTACGCAAAGGCGTCAGACCAAACCGATATGACGCTTGCCGAACTGCTGTTAAACGCTCGCGTACTGAGCAACGTCCCATTTATAGGGCGAATCTATGACGAACGCTTGGGCTCTAATGCCGAGCGCAACGCACAGCAACGCGAGGACATTGGATGGTTTGTGACAACCAAGCCAAAGGAAGAAGGCGCGGACGAAGAAAGCCTGACGCGCAAAATCAGAGCTTTAGAAAAACGCGTTCAAGGTAATTGAAAACTTGCGCACAACTTAAACGAACCTAAAGAAAACTAAAACATGAGCGTCCCAAACAGCACAAGTCGGGTATCTTATACCCTTACATCGACCACGCAAACGCTGTCGGTGCCATTTTATTTCTTGGCGACTACGGATCTGCAAGTCATCAAGCAGGGCACTACTCCGGTAACGCTGGCCATTACGACCAATTACACGGTATCAGGCGCGGGCGTCGAAGCGGGAGGGTCAATTACGCTTACGGGTACAGGGGTAAGTGTTAGCGATGTTATTACGATTAAGCGTAATATGGCACTTACTCAGCCGATTGACTTGGTGGTAAACGACCGTTTGCCGTCGATCACACTTGAGCGCATGAGTGACCGTTCTACCATGCAGATTCAGCAAGTTAGCGAAATTGCGTCACGCTCGCTGCGATTTGAGGATGGCGAGACTACAGACGGCACGCTAGTTAAGACGGCGCGGGCAAGCAAAGTTTTGAGCTTTGATGAAAACGGAAACATTTCCTTCATCACTCCAGAAGGCGTGCTTTATACCCCTGGCGATTCTCTTGCTGCTGACTCCATTGCCAGTCTAAAGGCTATCTTGGTATCTGGTCTTACCAACAAACAAGTCGTATCCGTACTTGGCTACTACGTTGCGGGCGACGGTGGAGGCGGCACGTTCTACTATGACTCGGCTTCTTCTGAGGCGGACAACGGAGGCACGGTTATTCAGCCGACCACAGGTACGGGACGGTGGAAGCGTGTTTATTCTGGCCCTGCTAACATTCGTTGGTTTGGTGCTGTTGGCGATGGAACTACCAATGACTCAGTAAAAATTCAAGATGCTTTGGCCGTTGGGTCTATCCATGTTCCTAACGGGACTTTTGCTGTTTCAACTACGGTAACGGTGGCAAGTAACCGAAATATATCCTGCGATGCTAACGGTAAACTGCTGTGGACTGGTAGTACCGTGTCACTTCCCAGCTTCTTTTCCATCACAAGTGCCACGGACATAGGCATTCAGTGCAACTATGAGGCCACTGGTAACTTGGTTGTCGGGGTAAGAATAACCGTTGGAAGTCGCATTAAGATTTCTGGAAACTGTTTAAATTGTAGCTTGGTTATTACTGCAACCACTGCGGGTAACTACGCTGCCGTTAATGATGGCAACTCTAACTTTGATTTAATTATTGGGCCTAGTGTTTCACTTGGTTCGTCTGCCTCTGCCGGTGTTTCATTTGTTAATCTGTACTTCTGTAACCGTGTTACGGTAAGCGATCTAGTTCTTAACCAATTCCTTTATGGTGTACAGTGGTGGGGCGGGGATTCTAACCCATCTGTCGATGGGGGTGTTTCAAACGATCGCAAATGCCGTGACATAAGTGTTAATAACGTAGTTATAACTAACTGCCAAGCCGGTGTTTGGGGCTCAATGGGCAACAGGGTAAATGTTACAGGGTGTTCTGTTACTAATTGCTCTGATGTTGGCATTGATTTTGAAGGTTGTTGGAACTCTACGGCAACAGGCTGCTCAGTTGAGAATGCAACTAATGGAAATTACACGACGTTCTTTTATTGCCGGAACGTGGTTTTTTCTGGCTGCTCATCGAGTCAGAGTAATATAGCCTACCCATTATACAAAATTTACAATTCATCACAAAATTCGTTAAACGAATCAATTTCTTTCATTGGTTGTACTTTCATGTACACAGGCTTAGGCGTTAATTTAACCAATGCCACCGATGCGGTTTATTCTCTTATTATTAAGGGTTGCCAATTTTTAAACAATGCAGTAAATAACAATGGCAATAACTGTGTTCTTTCTATTATAGAGGGAAATTCACTGAGGTTTACTAATGTTTGTGCAACACCATTTTCAGCAATAAACATTGCTGGGCACAGTCAAGGCTCTGTTGGCACCACCCTCATAAGTGGGAATGTCATTGATAGTTCCGTTGCTCAGCCTAGTGGTAGCCGAGGCGTGTATGTTATATCGTCGGGCTTTGGCACCCCAGAGAATGCTTACATCGTTGGCAATCCAATGATTCTCAACTTCCCTATAGATATAGAGGTGGTTAATGCTAGCGCAAACTCAGGAACTAATAAATCCTTTTTTGTTTCAGATAATTTGCTTCATAATTCAAACATTGTTTTCACTAACACGGGACCATCAACGGGGCGTTTATTCAGAAGTAATAACTTTAATTTGACTGGTGCCTCAATCGGCGGGCTGTTAGGGCGTAAAGTGGATGTGCCAGGAACATCGACCACTGCGGGCTCTGTAGGTGACTTTGCGGCTGATGCTACAAACTACTACGTTTATACAGGCGACGGCACAACTCACACTTGGCGACGTGTGGCAACTTCTACCTTCTAATTATGACTAAGATCACCTTCATAATCTGTGCTGCTGCACTTGTGTTCTCTGCCCTCATTTACATGGAAATGAAGCGCAATAAAACAGCTTTGGACGCTATGCCTGTACCCGTGTGGATCGAACGCTACGAAGTGGACGAGATTTTACGGGAGCAAGCCAATGCCGTGCGTGTGCTGGGCACGGGGTCAATGAGGCCAACGATTCCAGCGGGGCGGCATGATGAGGTTGTTGCGGTTGCCATTTACGAGTCAAGATCCATGGATTCATTAAAGGTGGGTCAGTGCGTGATCTTTACGCACCCGTTAGGCTTGATTATCCACCAGTTGGCCGAGCTGACCTCGTCTGGCTGGATTACGACAGGCAGTGCCAACATTGGCTATGACATAGGCAAGGTCACACAGGCGAACCTTCGTGGTGTGGTGGTGAAGATCTACAACATTAAACGCTGATAATGAAATCCGTATCATTTTGTTTTGCTGCAATGGTAGTGCTTTTTTTTGTCGGCTGCGGCACGGCGCTTCCTAATGTGAAGGTAAAGGGTGCAACGGCGCAAGGGCCGCGTGACATTGGTGCGCCAGCGGTGGTGGAGAGTGGTGGGACAGTGACCACGATACCCGTTCCGGCTGGGTCAACGGTGGAGAGCGTGCCTGCTGTGCCTGCTTCCGCTACGTCTGCGGCCATTCCTGCGTCTGTGAAGGTGGTACTGGCGGGGGCGTCTGAATTACGCTCAGAAACGCATCAGGCTAAGGCTTCAAGTGGTACGACTGATTCAACGGTAGCGGTGAAGCGTATCGAGGTGGAGAGCGCGGCGAGTGAAAGGCGTTGGTTACTGTGGGCGGCTATTGGCTGCGGGGTGGTTGGCCTGGTGCTGAAGTCCCTGCTTCCTGCTTGGCCCGCGTTATCGAACGGCTTGCTTGTGGGAGCAGTGGCGGCGGGTGCTGCTTGGAAGCTCTGCGAAGTGCCGGCCTGGTTGTGGCTGGCGGTGCTGGTCGGTGCTGCGCTGATGGTTGCTGGCTATAAACGAGCTGAGTGGGATAAAAATGGTAACAACATTCCAGACTTTTTAGAGTCAAAGAAAGGGGGCGAGTCATGAGCTGGGATGACCGCAATCGTCAGGAGTCTACTTTTGATCCCAACAGCGTGAATGCCATGTTTGCCACAATCATGGAGCGGCATCGTCGCTACGACATTGACCGTGAGGCCGATAAAGAGGCTACGGCTGTATTTAGGGCTGAGCTAAAGGAAGAACTAAATGCTATCAAGGTGCAGGTATTAAAGACCAATGGACGGGTTACGGCGCTGGAGCGATTTCAACAGTCGGTAATGGTGCGGGTGGCTACGCTTACGGCTGTCATTGGTGGCGTAGGTGGGTTCATTTCGTGGGCGGTGAGTGTAGGACTGCACAACACGATTTTAGGCAAGTGAGCACAAAAAATCCCCACTTGCTACAGTGGGGATTTGGTTTTTTTACAGTGCTTATGGGGTCTTACCCTGATGGAAAGCATTTCAGTTTAGCAGGCGTTAAACGTACCTAAGCCTACCCGTGGAAAGCTTACCTTTTTCCAGTTCCTGCGGGGTGTTGCCCGCCTATCTGGCAAATCCTCTGCCTAGTGTGCGTTGGGCAAGGAATCTCGGAGCCGATAGATGCAAGCCGCAGTTGGTTCTACGTCCTTCCACAGCGGGGTTTCCCACCGATCAACCACGGACTGCGCAGTTTCACGGAGTTTTGATAGTTGCGCCGCCATTTCGCAAATTTGGTCTTTCATCGCGGATTCATTGGCGAGCAGTCGTGCGTTCTCCAACTCTAGTTCGTGGCAAAGGATGGTTAGAGCCTTAGCCTCATCCATATAAGGCATATCACAGTATGCGTTTTTCAATTTGTCGGTTCTAGGTGTATCACTCATTTTAGTTATTTATTAGTTATTCAGAATTAAAAGACACAGAGCCCAACCAGTCGCTGGAGCCAAGATGCGCCTTGGCCCGCTGATTGTTCGTTTGGTTACAGGAGCGCATCCGGCTCAGCTTTAACGTTGGGCAATGCAGAATCAGGCAGGCTCCAAATTGTCCTCGAAGTATTTCTTTGCGACGAGCCACTGGTCGGCGTGGTTCTTCGGATTGCGTGCGATCATGTCTCCCTCTTTCGGTGAGCCGTTCTTGAAGTCGGCATCCGAGATACTGACGATTTTGTTTAGGCTTTCGCCGTTGATATACGGGCGCATTTCACTGAGCCCTTTTCGTTTGTAGTTTTTCCAGTCCATAAAGTTATCGTTTAGTTATCGGAAAGTCGGAGTCATACAGCCCAACCACGCGCTACAGAGAACGACCACGCTTGGCACGCAAATGGTTCGAGTGTCAGGGAGAGGTGGTCGTCTCTGAGCTTAGACGTTCGGCAGAAAAGGAAGGGCACGCTTCATTTGTTCGGCCACCTCTTGCGCCTTCTCTATGTGGGCAGCATAGTCGTAGCAGAATCGGATTCCGTTCGGTGCAAGCAGGTGCATCGCCTCTTCGACCGTCATGCCCTTGACGCTATCCCATGCCCCGCCGCCAGCTCTATTGCACGCACTCTGGAAGCTCGCCACCCAATCCGCGCACACAAGCGCATGGGCAAAATCGGAAGAAGAAAAAGACAGAGCCGAACAAGGCGTTACAGACAACGACCCGCAGCTGTCCGCGTTCGTGGGGTTTTCGGTGGTGTTATTCATGGTTGGATACTTGTGCGGGTCGTGTCTGATCGCTGGCGTTGGGCAATGCAGACACCAAGGCATCCCATGCGTCGATCTCACGCGGGAAATCGCCCATTTTGTGGCACTCGAAAGCGAGCGCGTCCCGCAGTGCGTTTCCAAGCTCGCGCAGCTTGGCATTCTCCCGCTCAAGCTCGGAATAAGTTTCGATTACCTTTGCCCGTTTCGCAGTCGATTTATCTTCTAGGTCGGCATAGTTTTCCTCTACTTTTTCGCCAGCGTAGAACTCATATTCGCCGCAGTCAAAAGAGGCGTTTGTTGCCTCGGTCAGCATTGCGCGAAACTCGGCATTTTTCTTATTTATCATTTCAGTTTATATTAAAGGTTATCGGAAGGGATACACCGACCGCCCAACCAGTCGCTAGAGCCAACAGCCCTAGTCTCCACGTTGGCGTCCGGCCCAGGGCTTTCTAATGTCAGGTTTTCAGTTTCTTGTTTCATAGTATTTTGTCGGGCTGCGGCTCACCTTTAACGTTGGGCAAAGCGATCAATCGCAATCCCTCGCCAGTTCATGCCCAGCCAAGAAAGCGTTAACCGTCCACTTTTTAAGGTAGTATGCAGCCATTCCCATAAGCGCGAACGGAAGCGCGATAATTATGATAGGTGCGTTCTCAAAAAGCCAGTCACCGAGTTTTTGTTTGTTCATAGGAATTCTTGATTCATGTAGTTGATCGCGTCGTCCAGTGTGGTGAATGTAGCGATGTAGTTATATTTTCCAGCCCAGCTTAGTTGGTATCTGTTTGGCCCTGCCTTGATTACTTCCCACCCCCACTTGTGCAGGAATACTGGCTTAGGCCACGGCCCGTTATGCGTATCGTTGTTGAGACTCATTTGATCAATTATTTCAGAAGGGATACACCAGCCGCCCAACCAGTCGCTACAGAGAACGACCACGCTAATCACTCAAATGGTTCGGGTGTCGCTGAGATGTGGTCGTCTCTGAGCTTGAACGTTGGGCAGAAACCATCGGCCCTCTCTGCCGCATAGTTTGTGTAATCGACACCCTATCCACCCCGAACCAAATCCGGTTCGATGTGATATACACATGCGCATAAACCGGAAAGATGCACTGCCATCTACGGGATTAAGCCTAGTCATATTTTGGGGGGCCTTACATTCCCCTGACTCGTTCCACTTACAGTTAATACATAAGTTCATGTTTTTCATTTAGGTTATTCAGAAATTAAAGACAAAGACGCCCAACCAAGCGCTACAGCGAATAGCCCGCAACGTCGCTAATTGTTCGGCTAGTTTCAGTGGGCTATCGCTGAGCTTGGGCGTTAGACAGTTTCGGACTCAGCCATGCCCGATCATTGTTTTCAGTTCTGTTACCGTGCCGAGTTTTCGGTATTCACGGAACTGGGCCAGCTCGTCCATCTGCCGCATAGTCAGCCCGCCCTTACCGTTAAGCCTGTCCTCAAGTTCGGCTATACGAACATGCAACTGGCTATTTCGAGCGGCTGACAGTTGGCTAACGCGATTATTGCACTCGGCTCCTTTATTCGCGGCACGCAGATATCCTTTGTACATGCGCAGCTTTTCACGCAGTCGCTTGTTTTCGTCGTCGTGTGCCCATCGGGCGATTATAGATTTTAGTTTTTTGATTATCATGTTCGGAAACTCAAGACTCGGATGTCTAACCAGTCGCTACAGGCGAATGACCACGCTGTTACCGCTGATGCTTCGGGAGTCTTCAGTGTTGTGGTCATCGCTGAGCTTAAACGTTAGGCAGAACGGAACCGGATTCAGACTCCCTCGCGGCAATCTCCGAGAAAAGCTGCATCGCGGCTTTGTTCACAAGTGCCCATTCGTCGCTATTAAACAGCACGAATTTATCGTCATCTTCATGGCCTCCGACTTGGCTTATTTTTATGAACTCCCCTGCGCATTCGTCGTCAATTTCGATGTGCGTGGCTTGCTCACAGAAGATCGGCTCGCCCTTTGGCAGAATCGTCATTCGGGTTATTCTCGTTTCGTATTCTTGTTTATACATATTATTATCAGCCCGTCGTATGCGGGAGTTTTCAGTTTATATTAAAGGTTGCCCAATCTTATCGAGCCTAACCAGTCGCTACAGCGAATAGCCCGCAGACGCCGCTAATTTTTCGGCTAGTTGCAGTGGTCATCGCTGAGCTTGGACGTTGGGCAAGGCGGGATTACCCGTAGATTCGTGTTTTTTCTTTTTCGGCCTTCGTCAGTTTTTCCCACCGCTCAAGCATCTTCCAGAATTTTGATCGCTCCATCGGTTGCCTTAGGGTTGGTTCTCCGTTCTTTCGGCATCGGAACGGCCCGCAGTAGTGATGCCACTCGAAAGTATATCCCTCGAATGTGTAGATGTCCGCGAGGTGCATCACTCCCGCGCATTTGTTATTCAGGTTGAAATAGTGTGCTCCCATATTTTTTATTAGTTATTCAGAAATTAAAAGGCATCAGAGCCTAACCAAGCGCTACAGGCGAATGACCACACTGTTTCCTCTGATGCTTCGGGAGTCTTCAGTGTTGTGGTCATCGCTGAGCTTGAGCGTTAGCCAAGGCAGCAATCACGGAAGCATGTCTTCCACGGCGCGGAGTTCGAGATACACGGTGGCCCGTTCGGCGTGGGGTTCCCATTTCTCAAATGTGTATTCTGTGCCCGCGAAGTTATCGGCCCCGTCATATTGATCGGAGCCCGAAAGCGAGACGCCGTGGCGTCGCATAAGTTCATTTAGGTCTGACAGAAACGCCTTTTCGGCATCGGTGAGTTTTCGGGTTATCATAATTAAATCGGAAACCAAAGACACGGATGTCTAACCAGTCGCCGCAGGCATTGGCCTACATTTTCCCGGCTTGCATGGCGAGATTCCGGCTTCGTCGCGCCAGTGCGTGACCAGTTGTTCGGTTAACTCCAGTTTTCGGGCGACCCAGCCGGCGGAAAAACCATCACGTAAAAAAGCCAATGCCGGGTCTTTCTTGTCGGCAAAGGCTGCCAGTGTTTTAGGGCCGCATTTTCGGTGCCGGCTGGATTTGGATCGTCGAGCAAGTTTCATAAGTTAAACTCCGGTTGAACCAAAACTAGCTGTTCCACGCTCTGATTCGTTAAGGAATGCAACGGGCATAAAGACGGTTCCAACGTAGTGGGTGATAATAACCTGTGCTATACGGTCGCCCCGTGAGATTATAGCAGTGTCTGGGCCTAAGTTAGTGATAATGGCGCTTACTTCGCCACGATAGCCGGAATCAATGGTTCCGGTGTGGCAGAGAATGCCTTTTAAGCTCATGCTAGAACGGCCACGAACTTGCATTTCAAAGCCTTCTGGTAGTTCTACGGAAAAGCCTAGTGGCACTTTCTTGGTGTGACCGTGTTCAATTACTACAAATTCGTTGGCGTAGCAGTCCATTCCAGCGTCACCTTTGCGTGCGGTTTTGGGCATTACTGAGGTTGCAGAGGTGAGAAGTAATTTTACGTTCATGGTGTGGTAGTTTTTAGGTGAAGATGGAGAAGGGCTATGGCGTCAACCTCATCATCAGAAGTTAGGTTCAAATCAGGCCAACGCTTTTTAGCTTCGGCAATCATGTGTTCTTTCTTGGCGTTACCTTTACCCGTGAAGAATTTCTTTATCTCGGTGGGGCTGTATCCTTTATTGGTAATGTTTTTATAGTGGCAGGTTTTTAGGACGATAGCGCGAAGTCCGCAAAACGTATGCGCTGCGCTTGAACTCATCCAGCGGTAAACCTCTTCGTAAACGATGGTGTCAGGCTTGGAGGTACGGATTAGCTCGTTTAGCCAAACGTCAAAAAGGTGGAACGGTTCACCTGGGGTTGAGGCTGGGCGTGTCTTTGTTGCTGGTTTACGGGCAAATGACTTAGAGCCGGAAGTGATTAGGCTATTGGCTATCATTGCCCATCCCGTGGTGGTTGCTAGGTCAAGGGCAAGTGTTTTTGCGGTGGTGTTTTTGTGATTCACGTTTTTTTGGTTTTGGCGTAGTCTAAGAGATCAGCGGTTGACGTGGTAATACGTTCCGCGCAAGTGTTGCGGAGGAGTGCGATGGTGGAGTTAAAGGGCTTATCTACGTCGAGACGGTTCTGTATGCATTTAACGGCAAAGCAGGCTGTTCCGTGGTCCATATCAGGGCGAAAGGCTTTTGCAATTTCCGCTAGACTGTGCTTGGTAAGTTCTCGGCTAAGATATATGGCTATGTGCCGGGCGGTGACGTAGCGGTTTGTTCTCGCCCGTGAGTGCATGGCTTCAACAGGCAAATCAAAATGCTCGCAAATGGTGCGCTGGATAATGCTGATGCGTTTGGAGTGTGAGACGTTGGTTGTTTTAACGTCGAGAATGCGAGTAATGGCATTTATTGTAACCAGTAGGGCGGCTGACTGCTGACGGTAAATTTCTATATTTTCGGTTAAAGTTTTCATCCTATGTCCATGTAAGTTTTGTGCATTGAAACTGTTAAAACTGCGCCTGATTGGCCGCGAATTGTTACTTCGTAATCAGGAATGTTACCTTTGGCGGTTCTTCCTGTAAAAACGTGACTCATTACAACACCAACGAGTCGCTTTCCGTTTAGGTCAAAGCGTGCTGTTGCTCCGATCCAACGCTTTGGTTGGTTGTGGTATGGGTCGGCTGGTAAGGGTTGTTCTTTTATCGGTAAAGACCACATTTTAGTTTTAACTTAATTGTTGATTTAGGTAAAACTGACGGGCTGCTAGGATATGTTTGCAAGCGGTTGCGGTTGTTCCTTTTGGTTCTTTTCGATTAACCGCTGCTAATTTACGGCGGTTAAAATCTTGGCATTGGCATTTTCCGGCCCCTTCGTTAGCCTTGATATCAACTTGGTAGTTGATAAGGCCAGTTGAGCTTTTAACTTCGAAACAAAAGCGGTTTGTGGTTAATTTTATTTTCATGCTGGAAACGGTGAAAGCGTTCACGAAGGGATTTGGCTTTTTCGGTATCTGCCGGCTTTTCTAATTCTGGTAAAACTTGTGCCGGACGTGGTCGCCTCGCAAAGGATTTAACGCGAGGTTTGGGCTGGTATGTAAGTTTGTAATGCTCTCGGCGTTTAGCCCCAATTGCTTCTTTGTTTCTTGCTCGGTAAGCTGCTGCGGATAATCGGTTACGTTCTTTTGTTTCTTCCGGTGTTAATGGCATGGTTAAAACTGGTCTGGTCCTGCTCTGTTGTTTTGTGATTGGCTAGGAACTTCGACAAATGGCACAACTCGGCATCTTTCACGGATGCGGCGAAGGAGTGCGCGAATGCGTTCAGCGTCGGTTTTGGTCTGATTGCTGTATTTGTTGCCCTGGCTTAGGTAGTCATCGCCTCCGATTTGAGAGGTAAAAATGAGTGTGCGCTTGTTGCGGATCGCCATTTCTACGACATCTTTCAAGAAATCGGCAATTTTCTCATCCTGCGCTCCGGTAAGCAAGCTGTCATCCATGAGCAAAACCTTGTAGCGGGTGATTTGGCGCAACTTGTTTAAGCGGTCATGTGATTTAGCGGCATCTTTCATTTCTTCCGGCCAAAGGATGCCAACGTGGTCGCCTTTAATTAGACGGCGTTTTAGGAGAAGCATTGCAACGCGGGTCTTGCATGAACCGCTAGGCCCATAGAAAAATAGGCTTTCTTTGCCGTCCCATTGGGCAAGCGTGGAGAAGATACCTTTGGGAAACATGGGGTGATCTGTGCGGGTATCGCGGTAGTCTTCGGGGCAAATGTGTTCCCAGTAGTCCTTGGCGGCTTTCATTTTCTGCTCTAGCTCCCAATCTGCGCGGCATTTATCGCAAACGGTAAGCTCCGAAAAGTACGTCATGCACTTAAAACGGGCTTTATCAGGGCATGGGATGCGTTCGCCAGGCTTGTCTGATGGTCGTCCGTGGCAGTCGTGGTCAACCATTTCACGCATTGGGTGTTCTGGGTGCTCATTAAGGTAAGCCAGCTCGCAAATGGTGAGGTTGCCTACTTCTGGGCCTGCGCTGCAACTGCCTAGCTGTTTCCATGCTGGGGTTTCGTGGTGGTGCGCCATTTAGAACGTGGTGTAATTGGTTATGGGTGCTGCGCTAGGGCGGCGGGTAAGCTTTCCCCATCCGTTGTTTTTCCAGTTACGACAAGCGGCTTGCCAGTTCTTCATTGGAACTCGGCCAACTTTCCATCCTTTTGTTTCGTAGCTGTCGCAAAATTCTTCGCCTTTTATGGGGTAGCCGATAAACTCGAAATAAGCGGTTACGTCTTCCGGGGCAGGCGGAATGCTCTTAGGGTCTGACTTTGGCTTGCTAGGGCCATTTGCGGCAGGCTTTGGGGTGGTCTGGTAGGGTGTTCCGTTAAACTGTGCTAGTGAGTCCTCGATAAACTGCGCTAGGTTGTCACGGGTGAAGCTGCGACCATCTTTTTGCTGCGCTAGTAGCTTGTCGGCTAGGTAAGCGCCTGCGCCTGTGGTGGGAATGCTGAATAAATCCATGTGGTGTGGTGTGCCGTGAGTTGAACCCGTCACGGCGTCGGGTGTGGTGTGCTTAGGTCAAAAGACCCATGCGTTTAGCAATATCTTCGACGGCCTGCAAGTCTGCCGCAAGGTAGGCAAGGGCGCGTTTGGGGTCGGTCGCTAGGATCTCGGCAAACTGTGCGCCGATTGCCTCGGTTTTACCTGCAAACCCCATGAACTTTGCTACCGTGTCGAGTGAGTGAAACTTCTCTGTGCGGTTTCCACACTGAAAAGCGGTCATGGTGTCAATAAAGCGTCGTTCGTTTAGGTAGCGACCATTTTGCACGGTGGCGGGAACGCGGATTTTATTTGCCCAGCTCCGGCGAATGATGAACGGGATGTCAAAGCCTAGAATGTTGTGGCCTATAAACTGATTAACGTCTGCATTGGGTTCTTGTAAGTTACGCCAGAATTCAGTTAAAAGCTCGGTTTCGTCCGCAACGTGTAAAACGGGGCTTTGTTTTGGCACTTTGTAACCGATAGCAACGATTTTACCTGTCATGGGGCTAAGTGCGGCACGCTTAAACCACTCCATGCGCTGTTCTGCAATGTTGGCGGCGATTTTGTCGGCGTCTTTGTAGTTTGCGGGGGCGGTGAACGTGGGCGCAAGGTGGTCGATTTGCTCGATGGGTAGGTCGGAAGTCTCAATATCGATGATGGTTTGCATATGGTGGGGTGGTTTAACTGGAAAGCTGGGAGGGCTTTATACGGATTTCAGCGCAAAGAATGCGGCTGTGTCGGCGTTCCGCGTTTACGGCTTGGTCAAAGGCGAAGTGGTAAAGGCCACGCCAGAAGGCGCAGGCCGTGGCGTGGTAGCTTAGGCGGATGGAGTTGAGGAGTCGCATGGTGTGAGTAATTGAACTAGGCGGGAAAGTGCTTCTAGCGGTGTGGTGCCGTGGCCCATTGTGCATTGATTGCAGTTATGGGGCTTAAAGTGTGAGATTGACCATCGAATGACCGGTGGGCGTGTGTGTTCGCCGGTCTGGATAGTTTGGGTGACAATCAAGCCACCCGTGGGCACGGGGATTAACTGACGGGCAAGGTCTTCGACCTGCTCGATGGTCATTGGTTTGTAGTCGTTCATGTGGTGTTGGTGGGTTACACCGAAAAACCCCGCTCCGGTGAGGGAAGCGGGGCAACGTAGCAATTAAAAAGGTATATCCGTGTCGTCGTCGGCTGGTGGTGGTGTTGGCTTATGGCGTGGCTCGTTCTGCGCTGGCGGCATATTGCTAAAGTCTAATTCTTTGCCGTTGCCGATAATCGGTCCTTTTTGGCCTGCATCTCGTGCGGCTTTGCTAGGATCTTGCACGATAAAATGCGTATCCCCAAATTTACCTGGCCCCTGTTTATTAGGGATGATGGTGAGGTCGGCGTAAACTGCGCCTTTTTCGGAGTTGAAAAACCAATCTTTGTTTAGCTTTTTTACGTCAATTTTGATTCTGATTTTGTTGCTCATTGGGAAAGTTCTTTCGTGCGGGTGATGATGGTTGCGGCCTGCTTTTGAGTCACGGTGTCAAGCGTGACCTTGAATGCGACAAGTCCGGCTTTTACCTTTGCAATTTCGGCGGGTGATCCGCCAAGAAAAAGTTTGAGGTCTTCGCGCTGCTTTTCTGTCGCTAGTGCATCAACTTTGGGCGCGGCGGCTACAGTTGCGGCGGCGTTGTCATGCCGTGCCGCTTCTCCGTCGTCGTCGTCTTGGTATAATCCGCAAATCGAGGCCAACGAGTAGCGGCGAAGGTATGTCATCGCTGAACCGAATCCTTGCGGATCCGCTTTTGGCAGCGGACAGACTGCGCAATCCTCGATCCATTGGCCGCTAATGTGGATCAAGCGCGTGGTAAGGTGCAGTTTTCCGTCATCGCTGGGTGAAGCGGTTTGCAAAAAGGCCAATCCTGCGCCGTTTAAGGCAGGTTTTACGGCATCAATGACGGCGGGGAGGTCTGCGTAGCGGTTTTTGAAATGCGGGTTTGTAGCGTCTTTTGTCGCAAAGGTGATTTTGGCCTGTGCTGCGATTAAAGCGGGCGCAATTTTGTCGATTAGTTCAGAAGTTTTCATTTTTGTTTTTTGGCTGATTGGAGAATCCTTAGAACATCATTGCATAGCTCGGTATGCGTAGGCTCTCGGCCTAGTTTTTCCTTAAGTGCGTCGTAGATGGTTGGTTGCTTGGTTTTCATGGTTTTAAAACTTGGAACGAATACCATCAAAAAGTTTATCCAGCCACCGCCCTTTTGCACCTTTGGCGGTGTCGCCTGTTTTTTGAATTTGAGATGCAACCCAATTTGAATTTATGTTGCTGATGCAAGCGGTGAACGTTTGGCGCTCGGTGCCGTCTGCCGACATTCGAGGGCGTCCCATTCGCTGCATTCCATTTTTCTTGGTATTTTGAAGTATTTTGAGTTCTTCCGGTGTCATATTTTTGGTTTTTATTCGTCGAGTCCTAGGCGTTGGCGTTGCGAGCGGGACAAAGGCAATTCAAAGTATTGGTCTGAGTCCTGGCCGTGAACTCTGCGAAAAGTCTGCGCTAGGCTGTCGGCTGGAGATTCATCGGGCATTACGGGCCGTTCTCCTTCGCAAGCTTCAAGCCATGCGTTGTAATTTTTAAGGATTTCCTGATCAGTGCGGGTGTCATCTCTGTGTCGTGGTGGTAGTGTTTGGCTCATGGCGTCGGGTGTTGTCTGGGTTATTTGTGGTAAAGTCGATAGTTAATTTTGAATAAGCATTAAAACGGTTGGGACGTTGGTTCCTTCACTGCTAAAAGCTCCTGCTGGTATTGGGTGCCATTCGGTGGCAATTGCACGAAAAGCCTTTTCTCTAGCACTTCCCGCCATGCAAAGAGCGGCGAGCTTTCCGCCTTCCTTCAAAAATTGGCGGGCGTGTTGGATGTGGCGAATGTCCGCCCTCATGTGAAAGGGTGGATTCATTGCCACGGCGTCAAACACCCCGAACTCGTTAGGCGTACAGGTTAAAAAATCGCGTTGTTTAAGCGTAACGTTTTGCCTGTTTTGCTTGTAAAGCTCGGCGGATAAATTGGCCGCTACTTCAACGGCTACCACTTCGGCGGGCTTGGTTGGCTCTAGTGCGTCCAATATGCGGCCCAATCCTGCGGATGGTTCAAGCACTCTTGCCCCTGGCTGCAAGTTAAGCAGGATAACCAAGCGAGCTGCCAGCGTTGCGGGCGTTTGGAATAGCTGAAATGCAGAAACCGCACGCGGGGCCGTTCCGTTGTCGTGTCGATCTCTTAGCGTGTTAAAACGGGCGCGGCTTGCGTCCATCGTCGCGCCTGCAAGAAAGGTGTCAATTTGTAGGCTTTCGAGCCTATCAAGTGCGGTTTGTTGGCGTGTGAAAAAGTTCATTAGATTACACCAAAAAATCCCGCACTATTTACGGCGCGGGGTTGTCGGTTGCTTATACTGGGGCAAATTCCTCTTTTGCTTTGGGCGTGTAGGCTACCCAAAGAGAAGCGGGCAAAGGCTTTTGAGGCTTGTCGGTTAGGATCACCACTGAATCAGCTTTGTTTGTCGTGTTGCCGTCTCCGTAAGTTGTGCGGATTTTGGCAATAACTGGCCCCTTGCTTCCGTTGTAATTCCACATTTTAGGCTCTTGAACTGCACCGCCGCAAAGGTTCTCCGTTTCTGCACGGGCAAAACTCCCTGACGATCTGGCGGAGTAAACGGCCTGTGTTATCCGTTGAACGGTGGACGGTTTGAAGTAGTCGGGGTTTTTCGAGTAGTGCGGATTATGAAGAAAAAACGCATCTCGTGCTTTTTCATTCCATATCGCTTGAATTCGGTCGGCTTCTGCGTCGGTAGGATTAACCAAGGGCGGCGGCGTTGGCTTCTTGGCCTTGGCTGCTGCTTTCTCGGCTTTGGTAGCTGCTTCAAACTCGGCCAACTCTTCAGAACTTGGGGCGCGGTACGATTCGGGGGCCATGCGCTCGACGTCAACTTGCGCCAAGTGGAACCCGTCCGATGTATTCCCCCAGCGGTCGCCCGTTGCTTTTACCATTACGGAAGTAACTCGACCCGTTGCTGGTGACTTGTTGACCTTTTGCACTCGTACCCAAACAGGGCAAGAGGCGCGGAAGTTGCGAAACTGGATGAAACCGCCTGCGACCATTTCAACGACTCCCGCCCGTCCGCCTTGCGCCTCTAGCATCTGGGTTTCATAGGCTAGGCGGTTGCGGTAATGCGTGAGCCATGGTCCCTCCGGTGACTGCGTGGAGCACTCTGCGCGGCGTTTCTCGGCCTTCCTGATTTCGCTCTCAAGCTCTAAAATTCGCCCCATGCGAACACTTGGCCCGCTTACGTGCAAAGCGTGGGAAATAACGCCCGCCGTTCTGCGCTGCCAATATTCGGCTTTGTCCCATTGGTTGACCGCACGGCTAGCAATTCGGTCAAACTTAGTTGCCGCTTTTTCGGCTTTGGCGTGGCTCTGGAAGCCGTGAGCGGTTGGGCCTGTGTCGTAGCGGTCGGCGTGTGCGTGTGCTTCGTCGCTGCGCTTGTCCCTGTAACCTGCAAAGCGTTCGGCCCTATCCGCTGCGCGTTCTGCTGGGCTTGCGTCCTCGTCATCAATGCCGCCCGCGTAGTCAAGCGCCGTCTGCTCACGCTCTGGCGTCCAGTGCGCCACAAAATCGCAATCCTGTTTTGGGGTGCTTGTCCATCCCTCGGCACGCAATGCAAGGTAATCCTCACGCGGTACGCGTCCGACGTATAGGCGCAACTTGTTATCCTCTGGGCAATATGTGGCTGTTTGTGTGTTCATAGTTTACACCGGAAAAACCCGCTCCGTGTTAGGGTAGCGGGTTAATCTCTGATTGGTTTGCTTTTCTACGGGTTAAGCTGCAATCGTTTGGCGTGCATTTACGCCGTTTACGTTTTTGGCTCCATATTTGGCTTTTATCTCAAACAGCGAAAGGTTTGACCGCCTTGATCCGCCGTCTTCGGCTTTCCTGTAGTACCAAGCGGCCTTTTTAGCTGCCCAAAAGAAGCCAGCGGCTTTTAGCTCTCCCTTTACCGCAAAAGTTTCACCGGTCGCCCATAGCCAACGGCCCACAAGCTCAAGGATGATGCCTTTTAAGGCGATAACCTCGGCAACCTTAGCGGCCAGCTCGGCGTCCATGCTTACGGCCTCTTCTGCGTCGTCGTCGCTCATTGTCTTGCGATATTCTCCGCGCATTGCTCGTTCGTAGGCTGCGTTAAGCTCCTGCATCGTCTTTAAGTCACCGCCTAAATCGGGGTGATGTACTTTGCAAAGGTCACGGAAACGGGTTTTTAGTGCGGCCTGGTCATAGCATCCTGCGAAAAAGTCATTTGTGTTCATGTGGTGTGGTGTGGTGTGGTTTTCACTCTGCATTTATCGGGCTTGTGACCGTTCGCATTGGGCGAGCTGCATTAAAAAGAGGGGTCGAGTTTTTCTCTCACCTCCTCGGACTTAACTTTCAAAAATCGGGTCTCGTTGGCTCCTTGCTTGTCAGGCGTCTCGCTTTCGATGTGAGGACTAAAAGACATTACCACGACAAAGTAAAGCACTTTCTCAAAATTAAATCAAAATAAGTGCGTTTCTCCTCTCAAAATATCTTTGTGTACCCACTCCGCAAATACGCTTTTAAGGGTTAAAAACACCCTTGGCCAATCCACCAACGCAAAGAAAATGCTTGCTCGCGCTCCCTCCCTCATTCTTTCTCATCTCATCCGAGCGGCGTGGAATCCGTTAGGAGACTAACGATTCAGCCGCTCATTTAGCCCGACTGAAGCCTCCACGCCCTTTAGTCGGGCTTTCTGTTTCCTAAAGCCTAAACCCTCTTCTCGGGGTGGAAACAAGCGGGGCAATCCCTCGCGCTGGCCGGTCTAAACCACCTCGCCCGCAAGTATTCTCTGGCGGCCTGAACGAACACCCAAACAGGCCTTTAAAGTGACGGATCGCTTCAAGCGGTCGGTGAATGACAAAAGATGCCGACAACGGCAACGCGGGCGACGAGTCGAACCAGCGCGGTCTTTTGTGAGTTGCGAAGCAGGATTCCCAGTCCGTATGCGATTCTCTCTTTGCCGCTTCATCCCTACCAATGCGTAGGGTGAAGTGTGCTCGCGAATAACCCCGAACCGAAACGATTTCACTCTTTACCCACCTAAAACCCAATGAACCTACCAAACGACATCGCCCGCTGTGATGGCCTGTTACCCAAAGCAACACGCCTACCCGACGGCACTCCCACCCTTCTTCACTCCATCGACTGCCCCCACCGCGACACCTGCGCACGCCACTGCCAGACTCACCGCGACTCTCCCACGGCCACCCTCAGCTATTGTTCCCACCATCACTCGCCCACCTCTCCCTGTCCCGACTTCATCCCAGAATAAGCTCGACAACTCTCCGCCACCCGCTAAAATACGTCGAGACGGGCGAGCGAGTTACACGAGCGTCAAAGCCCGCACGGGGCGTAACCCGTGTCTTAGTTCTCCCCACCTGTTCCACGCTCACCCACGCTCACCCTCGCTTAGGCTTGCCCTACGCGTGCGCACGCGCGTTATTATACCCATGCCCAAGCAAAATATTGACCTGACCTCTCACCAACGCTTATTCGCTGAACTCTACGTGCAAGGCGTTGATCCAGTAGATATTATGCGCAAGCTTGGCTCTACCTCATCGGAAGCCGCTTGCTCAGAGAAAGCTCGCCGCTGGCTACTCTTACCCGCTCTTATTCAAGAAATTGCGAATCAGCAAGCCCTGCGACAGGTTCACCTCGCTAAATCCTTCGTGTGGGAAAAGCAGGATATGCTTAAGGTGCTCCAACGCATCGCCACCAACGAAGATGAACGCTCCAAGGTGCGCATTGACGCAATTTCGCAAGCAAGCAAGATGTTAGGCTACGATTCACCTGTAAAAGTAGACCTGGAAGCCGGCGCGTCGCTACTCGCTCAAATAAGGGGAGCGCAGGAACGTAGGGAAAAGCTCGCGGAGAGCGTAACAGAGGCCATCGAGGGGTAAACGAAGGCTTCCCGCGTCAATTATACCGTGCTAGGGTACGGGTTGAGAGCGTTTAATGAGCTGTAGAGCCATTCATTTATGGGCTTACATGGTGTTACGCGGTCAAAAGCAGTGCCTTAGACCCTGTAGCCAGTCTCAATTAGGATGACGTACAATGCTTATTACGTCTAATCGAGCGCCACCTGTCGCAACAAGAGCGTGCGATATGGCGAGCAGTCTATGCTGGCGAGTTATTATGCAGTAGGTGTGATGCTGCGTAATGGGCGTACGCCCCATAGGTAGGGGGGGGGCTCGTTTCCTATGGGAGGGGGGAGCCCCAAACGGCGCGGGCTGCGCTACTATACCTTTAGTAAATATTTTTTTGACCCTCTATACATTTGGGGGCTAGAATGCGTGGGGAATAAAGGGCTTGAGTGCGTGGGCAGGGTGTTGATAAGGGTGTGGCATGGAAAACCTGTTAAACGTGAAGCTAGAGGGGCTGGAAGAGCTGGTGAAGGAAGGGGTGGGGAGAGATGGATGGAAGAGGGTAATGTGGCATAAGATGAAGAGGGTGAAGTTGGAGGATTATGAGTTGAAGGGGGGAGAGACGGAAGGGGAGGTGGCGAAGTTGATGGAAGACCCGTTGTGGAGGTTGTGTAATTTGTATGTGATTAAGGATGCGGAGGGGAGAGAGGGGGCGTTTGTGCCGAATGAGGCGCAGAGGATAGTGTTGTGGGCGGTGTATGTGGCAGGGTGGAAGAGGTTGGCGATACCGAAGGCGCGGCAGTTGGGGTTGAGTACGCTGTTTGCGATGATCTGTTTGGATGAGACGTTGTTCAGTAAGGGGAAGCAGGCGAGTATTGTGGACCAGACGCAGAGTGATGCGCAGGAGAAGTTGGATAAGGTGAAGTATGCGTATGAGAGGTTGCCGAAGGCGGTGAAGGAGAAGTTGAGGAGTGAGAATGGGACGGAGTTGGAGTGGGTAAATGGGGGGAGGGTGGTGGCGGGGAAGCGGGCGCGTGGTGGTACAAACCAGGTGCTTCATATTAGCGAGTGGGGGCCGATTGCGTGTGATGATGCGGCGAGGAGTCGTGAGATAATGACGGGGGCGTTGCCGAGTGTGAGCGGGGTAACGGGGAAGGTGTTTGCGGAGAGCACGCACAAGGGAGGTATGGGGGGGGACTGGTATAATTTGCTGAAGAATGCGCTGGAAACGCCGGATGAGGAGAAGACGAGTAAGGATTTTAGGGTGCTTTTCTTTCCGTGGTGGATGGAGAAGAGGTATGCGCTGGGGGGTAAAGGAGTGATAACCGAGGACACGAAGAAGTATTTTAAGGCGCTTGAGGAGCGTTTGGAGTGGAGCGTTTCGTTTACGGAGGAGCAGATGAGGTTTTATCAGGGGGAGGCAAAGCGGTTAAGGTTTGATGTTTATAGCGAGTATCCGAGTGTGATTGAGGAGTGCTGGTTGGCTCCAACGCCTGGGGCTATTTACGCGGCAAGTGTGGGGCGGGCAAGAGGCGAGGGGCGGATTAGTGGAGAGGTGGAGTGGAGGGAAAACTTGCCTGTATTTACGGCTTTTGACATTGGGGCACCTGAGAACACGAAATGTTGGGTGTTTCAGTTGGTGGGGGACCGCGTCGTTTTCTTGGAGAGTTTGACGGGGGGCGATGCGTGCCAGACTCCGGCGCAGTGGGTGAAGCGGTTGAAGGAAATGAAGTATAGCTGGGGTGGGCACACGTTACCGCATGACGGAGATGTGGTGTGGAGGCGGTCTATGTTGGAGGCGGGGTTGCGAAATGTGAGCTGCTTGAAGCGAAGTGTGAACGTGTGGGATGTGATCAATCCGGCGGTGGACGCGTTTGGGCGGGCATGGTTTGCCAAGAAAGGGTGTGAGGAAGGGGTGAAGGCGCTGGAGGCGTACCATGCAAAGGAAGAGGCGGACGGTCAGACGTTGCGGAATATGCCAGTTCACAATTGGGCGAGTCATTACTCGACGGCGTTTGGGTATGCAATGCAGGCGATAGCTAGGGGGTTAGCCAATAACAGCACAATGGGCGGCGATGACATGGGGCGAATGGGCGTGAATGCGCGGTTTAAGGGGAGTCAAACGGTTATGAAGCAGGGTTTGGCATTGAGGGGGCGATGATAAACACCCCATTTTTTCTTACAAAAACCACCCCTATGACGATGAATCCTTACGAGCAAATTGAGGCGTTGTATGAGAAGACGCGGAAGGAGGGCGACATGGATTTCTATTACTGGGTGGAGCTGCATATGAGGCATGGGTTTGTTTACTCGACGCCGGATTTTTTTGTGATGGCTAAGGCTGTCAACAGGGCGGCATGGGCAGGGGATGTGGGCGATGCGCGTATGATCTTTGAGGCAAGAGATTGCGATTGCTGGTTTATTTCGGCTTTGGCTGGAAATGTGCTAAAAGCGTGGGAGGTATTGCCGAGGCCGTATATGTGGTTTGCCTTTGCGCGGGGGGCACGTTGTAGCGATGGGCCAATCAAGTTTTATCCTACGGATAGGCTTAAAAAATTGACTAGGGCAATGTGTTCTGTGAGCAAAGGGGAATGAATAAGCCTATGCAACAACAGCAATCGCGTGTAGGAAACGTGGGTTATCCTAAGCAACAACAGATGTTTGGTGGTGGCAGTACGCCCTCGTCTCCTCCTACTCCTGCTCCGCCTATGCGTGCGGTAAGTATGGAAGTAAATGCGGCAAAGAAAGGGCAGGCAATGGATGCGGCAAAGCGTCGTGGTGCGGCAGCGTCATTGTTGGCCGGCGAAACAATGGCGGGCGGCTCTCAGATTGATAAAAAAACTCTTCTTGGATAAGATTATGAGCTACATGAATGAAGAGTTGGCGCAGCGGTTGAAGCGAGAGAATGACGCTCTTAAGAAAGAGCGCAGCGACATCGACAATCTCAATCAGGACATCGCCAACTACATTCACCCGCGTAAGAATCAGATTACGCAAACAGAGACAAAGGGCGCGTCGTCGCCAGAAGAAACGCTTTACGATACGGTAGCGGTACGGGATGCTCAAATCTTGGCAAGCGGTCAGATGGACTACTTGGTGGGCGGTCGCTGGGTGGAGTTGGTGCCACCGTCACGGCTAGGTGAAGACCGAAATAATGACGAGGCGCGTCAATGGTGCGGGAAATGCACCGAAATTTTGCTGGCTGAACTCGATGCGTCCAATTTCTACTTGGAATTGCATGAAATGCTGTTGGATCGCTCGACCTTTACTCATGCAAATATGTTCTGCGGATATGTTGAGCCGCAAGATCGTCGCAATGGAGAGGCCGCTCTTTACTTTAGAAATGACGATGTCGGCACCTACTCGATTGCCGAGAACAAGCGAGGTATTGTGGACAAAGTTTTTCGTGAATACGAACTGACGCCACGGCAAGCTATTCAAGAGTTTGGCGAGGAGAACGTGAGCGAGAAGGTACGCGAGATGGCTAAGGAGCCGTCTAAGATGGACACGGAAAAGACCAAGTATTTGCACGCAATTTACCCGCGCCGTGATAGCGAGATGGACAGCAAGAAGCTGGACCCGAAATTTTATCCTGTGGCGTCGGTGGACATGGATTTGAGCGCGTGCAAGATTGTGCGCGAGTCGGGGTTTCCAGAAATGCCCTATGTAGTGACGCGATTTCTCAAGTGGGGCAGTTCGCCTTACGGCTACACTCCGTCAATTGAGGCTTTGCCGGCGGTGCGTCAGGTCAACCTGATGATGAAACACATGGCGGCGCTGGGCGAGATTCAGGCTTGGCCGCGTGTTCTTATTCCTAGCGGCATGGTTGGGCAGGTTAATTTGTCGCCTGGTGGTCAGACCATCGTTGACCCTAACCAGCCTGCTGACGCTGGCCCGCGTGAGTGGGGAACGGGTGGGCGTTGGGACATCGGCAAGGACATGATCGAAATGATCCACAAGCAAATCCATGACGCCTACTTCGTGGATATGTTCCAGCTTTTGGCTAATTTGCCCAATGACCGCATGACGGCTTTTGAGGTACAGGCGCGGCTTGCGGAGAAAATGCGCAATTTCTCGCCTACGTTTAGCCGGTTGCTGCATGAGGTGTTTCGCCCTATGTTGTTCCGCGTGTTCTCGGTTCTATTTCGTGAGGGCGCGTTTCCCCAGCCGCCACAGTCAATGATGGTGCTTTCTGCTGACGGCAAAACGGCTAGTCCCGTGATTCCAGACATCAATTTGATGGGCAAGATGGCGCTGGCGGTACGCGACACGGAGAACAATGCGTTCTTGCGGATTAGCGAAATGCTGGCTGGGCCGTTGCAAGTGGTGCCAGGTCTTGCGGACAATTTTGACATGGATGAGGCCGTGCGAAATTACGCTCGAAATACGGGGCTTTACTCGAAAGCTTTACGTCCTATCGAAGACCGTGACGAAATGCGCGCAGCGGCACAGCAAGCGGCCCAGCAACAGCAAGCACTCATGGCGGCTGAGTCGGCTACCAAGTCGGCAAAAAACTTGGCGGGTGCCGACGAGGATGTAAAGGCTGTGGCTAAGGCGCAGATGGGGATGGCCGGATAATTTATGCGACAACCAACCAAGGCGGAACAAGATGCGCTCGATGCGCAAAAACTTAAGGAGCTGCAAATCAATGCGGCTTATGCACGGCTGTTTGGGCGCGAAAGCGAACGCACGCATGATCAGCAAATCGTGTGGGAGGACATGGAAAACCGCGCTTACATGTGGCGGACTACTTTGACCGACTCGCAGGAAAAATATAACGCGAGTGCCGAGGGTCAGCGATTATTTCACTTAAACACGATTGCACGGGTGAAAGCAGGGCGTATTTCACAAGAGGAGATTGCGCCAAAGCAAAGCGAAACAATAATGAATCAGTCTTAATCCATGGAACAAACTACCACGTCAACCAATACAGGCACGGCTTCTACGCCTGCCGCTGCCGCATCAGCTCCGTCAGGTCTTTTTGCGCTAGGAGCAACGACAACTGCTGCCGCTCCCGCTGCTGCACCCGAAACAACTTCCGCCACCACTGGCGAACCAGCTAAAAGCGCGTCGCAAGCGTTTTCGTTCTACGGTGAAGGCGGTAAACTACGCGATGAGCTGGCCGCGCTAACTGGCGACAAGTTCAAGGGGGCGTCTTCCTTCTTTGCTAAGTACGCCAAAGCGGAAGATCCGACCGCTGCCGCCCTGCAAGGACTCGAAAACCTTCAGTTTATGGCGAGTCAAAAGGGTTTCTCCCGCCCGCCAGACGATGCGCCGCAAGCTGTCAAAGATGAGTTTGGCAAGCGTCTGCGCGAAGTGATGGGCGTACCCGATAAAAAGGAGGACTACGGCATTAAAAAGCCTGAGAATCTTCCCGATGGCGTCGAGTGGGACGAGAACGGCCTAGGCGATTACCTCGATATTTTCCACAAGGGTAACGTCTCTACCGCCACCGCAAAGCAAATCATTGAAAAGCACGTCGCCAAGGTAAGCGAGCGAGCTGCCGCGCAACAGTCGCAAATCTTGGAAAACGGTCGTCAAGAGCTTCAGAAGGTGTACGGCGATAAACTGCCCGCCGCCATTCAGGACGCCAAACGCGGTATCGAGATTATGAGTAGCTTAATCGGTATTCCTGCCGAGCAAATCGAGCAACAGGCCGCGCTTAACCCGACCATGATTCGTATGCTGGTGGAAATGAAGCGCCAGACTAGTGAGCCCGCCGTCGTAACGGGTCAAGGTGTTAGCGGCCAAGGTTCATTCCTTGAGCAGGCCGACGCCATTCTCAAAGATCCGGTGCAAATGAAAAGTTTCCGTGCGGGCGATCCAGCCGTTACCGAAAAGTGGCAATCCTTAATGCGTAGACACCATGCCACGACCCAAAAAGCACGATAAGGAAGAGGCGGAACTGGTGGATGTAACGCCAGAAGTTGCCGTTATTGAACCAGTACCTGTTGCCGTTACCAAAGAACCGGAGCCGTGGCGTCCAGTTGGGTACACTTACCGCGTGTTTAAGCCTACTGAGTTGCACTTCCCTAAGCATACGCACACCCTTGAAATCACCTTTGAGGATGGGCGACGCCAAAAGTATGCGTTAGACCATAACCCAATTACGCATGACGAACTTGACTTCTACGGGGGCGTGTTGAAGAAGTAATTCGCCCGATGTGGTGTCGGGTTTTCATGTGGTTGAGCCCCTAGTTGCGTTTTTTCATTTCCGCGACTAGGGGTTTTTTGTGTCTGGGTTACATACGGCCTTTGCCTTTTCATGCGTCGCAGCATTCCGCCACTAATTTTACCAGCTGCAATAAAGTCGTCATAGAACCCCTTCGTCACTACCTCTCCAATGACAGATTTAAGCCATCCCCTAGCTGGCGGATAGTCAAAACCTAGGTGTTCTACTTGGGCGCGAGTGAATCCATGACCGCTTTCCTTAGTTGACGCAGCGTGTAGGTTTTCAGCGGTAAGTATAACGTAAGACTCTTCGGTTTCCATAGTAGTTAAGTTTTTGGTAAAGCTGGAGATTTCGGGATACAGTGGGACTGTTTAAGGTAGGCTGAAGCCAGACCTTATTTAATGACCCTTCGGCTGCACCTTTTCAGTGTGTGCGTTTCAATTTGCCTAGCTGGAGATTCCTGGGTGACGTGAGAACATTATGCCAAGAGGGGAAACAGTCCCCAACCCTTCTCTTGGACTTGTCGGCAAATCTAGCCTCTGACGAGTCTTTCGGCTTACGCGCTTGAAGCTGCGCCGCAAAGCTCGGATCAAGCTTGCTTCATTGGTCTCGATCGTAACCGGACGGACACAAAAAAACTCACTTGGGCCGTGGAGGACAAGTGAGTTTTCAAGCGGCCTTAAAACACCAACTGATTACTCAGCGGAGTTCCACGGCCGCTTTGATGAGCTAAGAGCTACTTCCTTCTTCACGCTTGCCAAGCCTTATTTTCATTTTCCCTCAAAATAAATGCTTGCTTCCCGCAAAAACAGTTTCAAAGGGGATGCTTAACAGCAAGGCATTGAGTGGCGGCTACCCTTAACCGGCCCGCGAAAAACGCCTTACCCATGAGTAGGCCCAGAAATGGATACCCGAAAAACGCAGTCAGTTTCGTTTCTTCTATCTATCGTTTCTAAAACTTAATCACCTACTACCATGCCCGAACTTTACACAGTTGGACCGCACGTTCAAATCGAATACGAGCGTCTTTGGACTCACCTGCTCCAGGAGACTACTTCCCACCTTCTTCCCACCGTCAAAAAAGTGACCGTCAACGGCGAACGCCGCCGTATGTCGCAGCTAGGCGCAGTTGCTTACCGCGAGATCACTGGCCGCGCATTGCCCACCATTGCTAACGCCCCCACCACCTACGTCCGTTGGCTCGTACCTAAAAAATACGAGAACCCCCAGATCATTCCTGAGTGGGATGCCGAAGACCTTGGTTTGCTGGCCACTCCTCAGTCTGCCTACCTTGAGGCTGACGTTTACGCCTACAACCGTCAAGTTGACGCCACTATTGTTGCGGCCCTTAACGGTAACGCGATTACTGGCGAAGACGGCACCACGCTTACTGCGCTTCCGGCTGCTCAGATCATTGACGAAGACTTCGGTGCTACTAACGCCGGTCTGACCTTTGCTAAGGTTGCCGAGGCCAAGTATCGTCTCGATGCCGCCTTTGTTCCACAGATGAACCGTCATTTCATCTGCTCGCCCCAAGAGGAACAGGATCTCATCCTGAACGTCATTCAGGTGCAGTCCAGCGACTACACCAAAGTTCAGCCAATTACTGACGGCTCTCTCATGGGCAAAACGTGGATGGGCTTTACTTGGCACACCCAGGTCCGTGATCTGCCTGTTAGCGAGGTAGCCGGCAACAACTACATCCGCCGCGCCTTTGCCTACCATTCCGACTACGTTGAGTTTGGCGATGGCCAGCGCCGCGTAAACATCGACGTTCTTCCCGAGCGTTCGCAAGCGATTCAGATTTACGCTCGTGCTCGCATGGGTGCTTCCCGCCGTCAAGAAGAAGGCGTTGTGGCTATTGAGTGCTACCGTTAAAATTAACCCTTAATACCTACTAACATGGCTACTCTCTATTCTGCTGTTGCTGCAAAGCAAAACTCCCCTAGCGGCAAAACTCCGCTGGATGCCCGCGATGTTCTTCCTGAGTTCAAGCGCGTTCGTTACACTTACACCTTCACTGGCCTTGAGGCCGCTGACGACATTATCCGCATCGTAAAACTGCCTCCTGGTTGCCGCATTCAACCGCGCAACTGCGAAGTTTATGGTGACGCTGTGGCTGGTACTGCCACGATCACTGTGGGCGACTATTCCGCCGTCACTGGATTGGTTCTGGACGCTGACCGCTACTCTACCGCCCTTAACGTCGCTGCCGCTGGTTGGGACGTATTTACGGGTGGTCTGGCCGAAGCGACCCCGTTTGAGACTACCGTTGAAACGTGGATCACTGCTACTCTTGCGACCCTTGCAACTCCGGTTGCTGGCAAGAAGCTAGATTTCTACTTGGCCTTCACGATTAACGGTTCCTAATCTCTAACCGCTAGCGCAAGCCCGCCTTTAGTGCCTCGCACGGGGCGGGCTTTTTTGCGCTGCAAACCATTTTATACCATGAGCTTAAACGCGAATCAAATTGTCGGAACTAAACCACAACTTATTGCGGGGCTAGTTGAAGGGACATCTGATCAATACGAGGTGTTGTCAGTTAATAATAGCGGCAATTTTAGCCAGAACTCCAGAATCATTGACTGCTCGTTTACTGGCACCGGCGCGGGGCTTTTGGCCGCCGAGGTTGTCCAAGTAGGCGCAACCGGATCCGGCATGACCGTTGCCCAGGCTTATGGAAATCTGCTTATCGACACCGGCACCACGACAAACGCTGAGTTTTTAATGCGCTCGGTGGATTCGATCCGGAGTGGCCACATCGCCACCATCAAGGCGACGCTGAGCCAAAAAATCGTTAATCAACACTTTGGCATTTACCTTGCCGACCTTATTGGCGACTCTGTGCCGTTTACGACCGACGCCACGGGTCTGCTCATTTCGGTGACGCTGCCCAGCGGTCACGGATTCACCGCCGAAAACATCGGCCAAAGCTGCTACCTCGGCGGAGGCACTGGCGCGGCCTTGATCGTACCGGGCCGCTACGCCATCACCGACGTAAGCGGTGACGTGGTCACCTTTTCGCCTGTTTTTGCCGCGACATGGACTCGTGCGACCACCACCGCGACCGTCACGTTTCTGGGCGGCAACCCGATCTTTTCCATTGGCGAAACGGCCACGGTCAGCGCATCGAGCGATGTGGCGGCTATCACTGACGGCGTAAAGTCATTGCTCACGCAGACCTCGGGCGGCGTCACGACGTTCACCTGCCTTAACGCAGGTGCTACATCGGGAACCTTGACGCTAACCATGAGTGCCAAGGCATGGACCCCGAGCGCTTCTGGGACCGTGACGGTGTTCGGTTGGAATGCGATTTTAGCGGTTAAAAACGGTACAAGCGCCACAACGACTTGGTTTGATACTCAGCGGAAGGGCTGGGCTTCGGGCGCAAGCACCCATACTACCACCACGGACGCAAGCACTGGGCAGATGCTGAAATTCTCGGGCGACACGACCTCGGAGTTTTTTAGCGACGCATCGCCGGCTACCGCGAGTGGTCTGCAATTCACAAGCCGCGCCTCCCGCATGGAGGCGCTGGTGGATGCAACAACCCCGTTGTTCTTATTTATCCAAGCTTTTAACGGCGTGACCGCACCAGCCACTACCACGCGCCTAACGATTGGCAAGTTCTCGCTGGAAGAGACGGGCATCAATAAAGTCATCATTGCAGGCGTGAGCCAGACCGGCACCGGCAACGGTCAGCGCGTATCGGTCGACCAGATGCCTTCGGTCGCCATTAACACGGCTCCGACCACGACTCCCGTTTCAGGTATGGCAGCCGCAGGTGCGGTGGCATCGGGCAATCCGGTGCAAGTTGGCGTTGTTGCAGCAACCGCTATTCAAACGGCCCGCACTGCTGGCCAGATAGTAACCAACTCCCATGACAAGATTGGGCGTTATGTTGGATCAGGTGAACAGATTCGTGACCTGAATACTATGGCTCCGATGGTGACGCTAACCAGTACAACGGAAACGACCATTATTTCCGCAGTTGCTGGGATTTTCAATGACCTTCGCGCCGTCATCGTCACCAACACAAGCGCACTACCTACCCGCGTTGATTTCCGCACGGTAGCGGCTGGTGCGGTGGTGTTTTCGGTATGGGTTCCTGCTACTACTACGTTGCCACTCATTCTTCCCGTTGTCGCCCGTCAGGCTACGGTTAACACGGCGTGGACGGCGCAGCTTGGTACGGCTGTTACCGATGTTCGAATTACGGCGTTTGCAATTCAAGTGAACTAACCCCATGAACGAGCCTTTCATTTTGTTAGGTTCAGACCCATCAAATCCTGATAGCCACAACATGATTGTGGTTCAGGGTGAAACCTATTCTGTGTTTATCGGACAGGAACAAGAAATTGCTAACGAAATTGCGTCTAATATAGGCTAATGGCTACTCAAACGGAAATCTGTAACTTGGCGTTGATGCGTATTGGCGCACCGCCAATCACTGACATTGACGACACGGCTAACTTGTCGGCGCGTCGGTGTAAGCTGATTTTTGAAATGACTACGCAGGAAGTGGCGCGTGAGAGCGACTGGGGATGCTTGCTTAAACGGGAGGAAATTGGCCAGCTTGCCACTGCTCCTGCGTTTGAGTGGCTTTACGCCTACCAGCTTCCCGTTGATTGTATGCGTGTGCGCTCCGTTAATGGCATTACCAACCATTACGAGGCAAGCGAGTTTTACGAGATCGAGGGGCGCACGTTGCTTACGGATGCGGATACAGCTCAAATTCAGTATATCGCGCACATTACGGATACTTCGCAATGGGACAGCTTGTTTGTAAATGCGGTGGCGGTATTACTTGCGGCAAAGCTGGCCGTTGCTACGCGCCAAGACGAGGGCGTAGCGCAAGCGTTGATGGCCGAATATCGCAACTCGTGTCTTACGCGGGCGCGCCTGGTCGATGGAAACGAGAGCAAGCGTCACCGCTACGATCCAGCAAGCGAGTCGAGTTTTGTCAAATCACGTTGGTATTCCACAAACGAGGATAATGTTTAATGGCTAATCGAGCACGCAGCTACTCGCATCAGTTTTCTTTTAATGCGGGCGAGTGGTCGCCGCTAATGAATGGGCGCGTCGATTTGGAGAAGTATCGGTCGGCGTGTCGCCAGCTCCAGAACTTTGTCATCCTGCCCTATGGTGGCGCAGAGCGTCGGGCTGGGTTTCAGTTTGTGGCGCAAACCAAGACGCACGCTAAAAAGTCACGGCTGGAAAAGTTCCAGTTTTCGACGACGACAACCTTTGTTTTAGAGTTTGGAGATACCTACCTGCGGTTCTATCGAGACGGCGGGCAGGTCTTAAATGTGGGTGTACCTTACGAGATTGCGACGCCTTACCTAGAGGCTGATTTGTACGCGCTGCAATTTGCGCAGATTAACGACGTTGTTTACATCGTGCATCCGTCTTATGCGGTGCGTAAATTATCACGATTGGCTGACACCAATTGGACGTTGGCAGAGGTGGCATGGACACAACCGCCACTACTTGACCAAAACATTACGACTACAACACTGGCGATAAGCAATGCAGCGGTAGGAGCGGGGCGCACGCTTACGGCGTCAGCCTCTACGTTTCAAGCGGCGCATGTTGGCAGTTATTGGCAACTCTCGCACCTGGTTGACTCGGCAACGGTTGACAAAACAATTACGGCAACGGGAACATCTAGCTCTCTTTCGGCGCAAGGTGACTGGAATTTTTACACCAGTGGAACATGGACGGCTACGATTGACCTAGAGCGGTCTAGCGATAACGGAGCGACATGGGAAAAGTTGCGCACGTTTAAGGGTATGGCGGATTACAATGTGCAGGCCAATGGAACGGAAACGGATCCGGTGCTTTTGCGTATCAACATTTCCGCTTTTACTTCGCATACTGGACACCCTCCCCGCGCTTGGCTAGAGGTTCCTAGCCAAAACATCGCGGGCATAGTGCAGATTACGGGTTACACTAGCGCAACGGCGGTGACGGCAACAGTGGTAACGGCGTGTTATGCAACAACGGCAACGGCTGATTGGAGCGAGGGCGCATGGTCTACCGTGCGTGGCTATCCACGAGCGGTAGCTTTTTACGAGCAGCGGCTTGTCATGGCGGGAACCACGGGTGATCCGGCGCGGGTGTGGATGAGCGCGACGGATGACTTTGAGAACTTTACCGCTGATACGTTGGCCGATTCTCCGTTGTCTTACGGCATTTATGGCGAGCGTAACGCAGTGGAATGGCTAGTCGCGCAGCAATCGCTTGTTGTTGGCACGTCTGGCGGAGAATGGCTCGTTTTTGCGGGGTCACTAGATCAACCTATCACGCCAACCAATATCCTCGTTAAACGCCAATCTACCTATGGTAGCGCCTCGGTTACGGGCGTGCTTGTGCGTGACGTAGTGCTATTCTTGCAACGTGGGCGCGAGCGCGTTATGGAGTTTGCCGAATCGCCTACGAGTGTAAGCGGCAAGTTTATCGCGCAAAACATGAACCAGTTGAGCGAGCACATTGCAAAAAGCGGCATTGTGCAGATGGCCTATCAGCAACAGCCAATTGCGGTGCTGTGGTGCGTAACGACTGACGGCGTGCTGCTTTCGTTTACCTACGAGCGCGAGCAAAACGTAGTCGGCTGGGCGCGGCAAGTAACAGACGGATTTTTTGAGTCGGTGGCTACGATCTATGGCAGTAGTGATGACGAGGTGTGGGTAGTGGTGCGGCGCACCATTGGCGGCGTTACCAAACGTTACGTCGAGCGCATCAATCCGGTTCAGTGGGAAGACAAAGCGGACGCCTTTTATGTGGATAGCGGTCTTACCTACTCGGGAGCGGCTACGACCAGCATTAGCGGTCTTAGCCACCTAGAGGGCAAGACCGTGAAGGTGCTGGGGAATGGCGCTAAAATGCCGGATGTCGTCGTGACTGGCGGGGCAATTACGCTGGCTGAATCTGTGACCAAGGCGCAAGTTGGGCTTGGCTATGATTCGATTCTTGAGGCAATGCCGCTAGACGTTGATCCGCAGGTCGGCGTTTCCCAAGGGCAAATTAAACAGGTGCGCGAAATCTCGCTCAAACTCCATGAGAGCATTGAAATCATTTATGATGGCGGGCAAGGCGAGCAAACCCTGTCATTCCGTGACAGCAATGACTTCATGGATGCGGGACCGCCATTGTTCAGCGGAGATAAGTCGCTTCCTTGGGAAGGCGATTTTAGCACCGATCCAACGATTATTTTTAAGCAAACGGCACCTCTGCCACTTACCATCTTGGCAATGGTCGTAAAGTATGACGTAACTGGCTTATGAGCTACCAAGTCAAAGTTTATGCGGACAGCGACTATCCGGTAATGGCGGCATGGTGGACGGCGCATGGTTGGCAAGCCGTGGATAAGGCCATTTTGCCAAAGCTGGGGCTAGTCGTGTGTATGCAGGAAGTTGACTGTGATACGCCAATTGTAGCGGGCTGGCTCTACATGGACAACTCGGTGGGCGTCTCGTGGATGGAGTGGGTGGTAAGCAATCCCAACGCAACGGCTATGCAGGTTTATCGAGGCATGGGCATTTTAATTGATTCCATGCGAGACTTGGCGAAGTCGAATAACTATGGGGTAATGCTTACCTGCTGTCGTCAGCCTTCGCTTGTGCGTCTTTACGAGAAGAACGGATTTATGAAAACGGACTCCGACGTGATTCACCTCATTTCAACAACGGGATTGGAGCAATAACATGGCTGCTGTTACAACAATAGCAATTGCGAGTTTGGCCCTTGCTGCGGTAGGCACGGGCGTAGCCGTTTACGGACAAGTTAAGCAGGCAGAGACGGCAAAGAAGATGGGCGAGTACAACGCCAAACTTGCCGAGAATCAGGCTTTGCAAACGGAGATGGATTCACGCGAGCAATTGCGTAGAAGCGCCATTGGCAACAAGCGGATTATGGCTACGCAGCGCGTTTCCTACGCCAAGGCGGGCGTCGATACGGCGGGCACTCCACTTGCGGTTATGGCAGAGACGGCGGGCAATTTGAAGCTGTCCAATCTGGATTACATGAAGAAGACGGGGCAGGACGTCACCGCGCTATACGGGCAGGCGGGGGCAAGTCGTGCTATGGGTGCGCAACAGGCGCAGGCGGCATATATCGGCGCGGGTGCGTCGTTGCTCCAAGGTGGTGCTTCTATGGCAAGCATGGGCTATGGTATGCAGCGTGACGCCAAGATGGACACTTATTACAAGACCGGCGCTTATCCTACTAAATGAACATTCCAACCGTAGCACTTGCTGGCGTTCCTGTTTCCGGCCCACTTGGTCCGCAACTATCGGCGGATGCGTTTAACGCGCCAAACCGTGCGCTGGTAGGTCTAGGGCAGGAGATCGCGCAAACAGGGCGTATGCTGGCAAATGAGGCGAGCCAAGACGCGCAAATGTATGGGCGCTTTGAAATGCAGAAGCGTCAGCACATCGAGGAAGGTCAGTTGTCGGAATCGAGTTTGCTGCGGATAAACACGGCGGCAGCGGTAGATACCTACATGGATAAGAACCAATCTACGCCGGAAACGTGGGGTGCGTTTCAAAAGGAGACGTATGATAAATTTGAGAAGGATCGCCAAAAGCGGATTAAAGATTGGCCGGAGCACCTAAAACAGCGCGAGGCCATAGATAACAACGAGTTTAAGGAGCGGGCTCAAATTCAGTTTCAAGCTAAAACCGATGTTGCGCTAATCAACCAGGCTAACGCTCGCATGGATGCGGACGCTAGCGCAAAGATGGACGTGGGCGATATTGATGGCGCGTTGGCAACGGTGCAGCGCATGAACATCACGCCGGAAAAGCTTAAAGATAAGGTGGATCAAATGACAAATAGTCATGTGTACCATAAATACACCAAGGATTTGTCCGACATTAGCACGTTGCCACCAGCAAAGCAGGCGACCGCGCTTTATGACATGGAGATTGAGTTACTGGTTGAGAACGAGGACGGCTATCTTAACGGCTGGGTAGAAGACAGCGCAGGCAATCGTGTAGGCGGGCTAAGTCCGCAAGGGCGCATTCAATTAGTCCAAGAGTTGCGCGGCAAAGTGAAGGCGGCGGATCGCGCTCAAGAGGCGGAAGTCAATCGGCTGTTTAGGGTCTATGCGACTACTCAAGGCACCAACGAGTTTAACCTGCAAGCAAAGCAGAGTTTTGACGCTGGGCTTGTGGACATCGAGGTAAGCGCGACCAATACCGGATTCATTTTTAAGGATGTCGAGAATGAGCGCAGCATGGACAACGTGGCGAAGAAAGCGTTTGTGGAACAGCTAGCAGGTGCGATTACGGACAAGACGGAGCGCGAGGGAGCGTTTGTAACCAAAGAGGCCAAGAAGCGCGAGGCTATGACGCAAAAGGCGCAGTCTATGGGCAATGCGGCTATGAAGGGTACGCTTTCGACGGAGGACATTGAAATGGCACGGTTGCGCGGGGATATTAGCGCAAATGGTGCAGACAAACTCAAAGCGACTGTTCGCGCTAAAGCTGAGCTTTCGACGTTTGCATCAATGGCCGTAACGCCAGAGCGGACGAAGAAGTTCATGGAGAAATTGAGCAACTACGCTAGTATGACTCCAAAGCAGAAAGATAGTTACACCTATGCAGACCGCATGGGAATCTTGAAGGAAATCGACCGTGACCAAGGGCTTTCAGTCGATGCCAAGGCGCAGGCGATGAAGGCTTATTTGGATGCAATGGCCGTAGATCTTAACTTGGAGAAATGGGAGAACGCTGGAACGGAGACGGTGCGGTATAACGGCGAAAAGGTAAACCAGTCCGAAATTAAGACAAGGGCAGAGCTGGCACGCACGCTTTCCAATTTGCCCAATCTTGGAGAAGGCTGGGCGGGAACAGCGCAAATTCGCATAGAAAAGGAAGTCTCAGACTTTTACTCAGCCAAGGGCTACAAGCTGGATGCTAGTAGCGAGCAACAGGCGACACTTTTAGTCGATAAGCTCAAGAACCAACTTTATGACTTGTCCGCAGCAAAGCTTGTTAGTGACATCTACTAATGAGCATTCTTAATCCGGTCATGTTTGCGGGGCGGGAACAGCGCGACGCGCTAATTGATGGCGAGGTAAAGCGCAGTCTGCAAACGATGGAGGCGGATTTGCAGCGTCCAGGCTGGGCGGCTGAGAAATTGGACCAAGAGGCAAGTGCACTTTGGTTATCTCAACGGGTGGATCAGTCTAAGGCTGAAATTGACCGCAACTTTGCAGGCATAAGCCGTGCGTATTTTGGGCGCGAACTTACGCCAAGTGCTGTTTACGACGAGATTGTAAGGCATGAAGCAGAGACGGCGCAAATGGCTATACAGCCTGTTTTACAGCCAAAGCAAGCGAAGCAGGCCGCGCCGGCTGAAGCTGGGCAAACCGATAAGAAAGAAGTTAAGTCGTGGCAATTCCTGCGCACGGCTGGGGCATCATTTGAAGAGACTGGGCAAAACACGGCTGCTGGTGTGTTCTCCATGATTGAGGGTGCGTTAAACACTCTGGGCGGAACCCCTGAGAAAAAGGCCATAAGCGGCAGCGACATTGATACCATGCGGCAGTTGTATCGGCTGGAAAACAATCGCCTTGGCAACACGGATGAAGCGCAGCGATTACGCGGCATTGTCGAGTCTAGGGCGCGGGAGTTGGATCAAGAATTTTTAGCGCGTAAAGCCGAGTGGGAGAATAGCACGATTCGCGGCGCGTTGTCGTCAACGGCGCGGGAACATGCGGATTTTTTCTTTGAGCTAGGAAAAGAGAGCTATGATCGTTACGGCTCTGATGCGGCTTACCGAGATACTTATGTGGGCATGGCGGCGCAAATGTCGGGGCAGATGGTGGCGAGTTCTGCGTCCCT